ACCCGCACGATGTTCGTGCCGTCGCTGCGCAAAATCGCATGCTTGAGCGTGGCGACGGTAATTCCGGTTCCGGTCGGCCCAATGAATTGCAGACTCTGTCCAGTGCCGTTGTACACCGTCCATTGCTTCTTCCCGACCAGCGGAACCGTAATGTTCCGCGTCGCCGTCAGCGAGCCGGAAAAGGTCAGCGTCGAGCAGGCCGCTTCCGGCTGTGTCAGCGTCGTGTTGGCATCGCCGATGGCTTTGGAAAGCGCGGCGTTCAACGTCCACGAAGCCCGCTGATCTACCCAACTCGTCACGGTCGACGCCCCGGCTATCACCGAATACAGCGGCAGGTAACCAGGCGTGAACGCCGTCGTGTTTTTTGAGATGACCCCGGTATCCGGGTGCATCTCGATGTAATTGGTCAGCGACAGCGAAAGCGACAGTGTGCCGTTGGCAATAGCAGTAATAACGCCAGCGATAGATACCTTGCCACCGTAATATCCCCAGACCAATCCGGAACAAGTGGAAGCACGGCGCCCGCCTAAAGTCGCAGGAGAAGCGGCGTCGAAAAAGGCGTTGGCAGCCAAGTCTTGCGATCCTTGGCCTTGAACGATGCCGTCGATGTTTGTGGTTGAGTCTGCCATTGAATAATTCCTTAAAATTCAGTGGGCGGCGTGAAGTTCGCCGTGTACCGGGCGGCTTTAGTGACACGTACGCCGCCGAGTTTTCCGTTCAGCCAGGCGCCTTCCCCTGTTTCGCAGCCGATATAAAGTGGATTGGTAAACACCTGCGACATCGTGATTCCTGTCGAGGTGGCTTTTAATTGACCTCCGACAAAAGTTCTCAGTGTTCCGTTGTCCAGACAAAATGCGACGTGATACTTGACTCCAGCAGACATCCCGTGCAGATAGGATGCCTGTTGAGAGTCATTAACATTAACGAGAACCTTTGTCTGGCCAACGATCAAACCCCACCCTGGAGAGGCGGATGGAACTCCGCGCCCGACCAGTTCCATGTGCGATGACCAGTTTGATGGCCAAGCATCAGAAGATGGCATGACAGCTAATTTTACGAATGCCTCTACCGTGGCTGTATTCGCACCTAAGTTGTAAGCAGTCGATGTAGGCAGCGTCAAATAATCGCCGCTTCCATCGAACACCCCGCAGCCATCTGGGAAATCGCTATCCGTGCGAGTGATGTAGGTATTTCCGTAAGTTGTGACCGTTGCGCCCTTGTCGTCAGTAAATACCGTAGTAGCCTCAGCTCCAACCATCCGAACCAGTGCTACTACGCTGTCCGCAAAGGGATCATCAAGAAGGCTGTGCGTGACTGTATTGCTCGCTGCATAGCCCTGTCCTACAGTGCCAGAAATCTGGCGTACTCTGAAATTTACGGTTTGTTGTTTGGCCCCGAAATCTGCAATCTGCTGCGCTTGCGAATACACTGTACTCGGCGAACTCACCGGCCCCAGGGTGCGCTTCAGCGTGGCGAAGCCGGCATCCCAAATTTCGACCAGATACGACTCAGAGGCTTCTCCAAGTGGCGTTGCCAGACCGGAAAACGGCTCCACTGGCGTCCGGGATCGCCGTGTCCATTCCAGCGTCCAGTCCAGCGTGATTGGATTCCGAGAACCGCCCAACCGGATCGGCGCGCGGCATTTAAGGTTTTCGGCGGTATAGGTGAAAGCGATGTCGCTGGCGGAATCAAGCGTCTTGTCGCGGCCAACGGCGCGCCACAGTTTTTGCAGGCCGAGGTTGCCAATCGGCACCGTAATGAATGCCAGATCAGCCGAATCCAGCAGAACGAGGGTATCCGTCGCAGTGTGCGCGCTGCCGTATTGCTCCGTTCCAAAGCGGCCGCGCATCAGGTTGGAGAGCGTGTAGGTGCCGTCGCCATGATCAACGACCGTCTGCGCGGCGCAGATTTCCCAGCGGCCATGAGCGCCAAGGGCAAAATGATTTGCGCCGTTGAACATGGCCAACAGCGTGACGCTGGCCAGCGTTCCGTGGTTCAGACGAATCGTGACGGTATTGATCGCATCGACGATCTGATAGGAGGCAGCAGCGGCAAGCACAGTCGTCGCCATCCCAGCCGTCGCATTTTCAGTGACCGCACGGATCGCATCCCAGGATTCTCCGCCGTCGTTTGAATTGTAAAACGCCCCGCCTGACCAGCTCGGCATCGGCGAATACATGGCTGCCACAAATCCCGGTTGATCCATGCCGGCCATCAGATAGGGAACATCCAGCAGGGCGGCCATCGTCGGCCCGCTTGGCGTCAAGACAGACGATGGCGTAGACGTGACCTCGCCCACGGCAGCCGGCGTGTAAAGCGTCTGGCCGGCCAGTTTGGCAGTGCAGGACAGCCGCCCATCCGGAAAGTCTTCTGCCGTCACCAGCCGGACGAGCAGCGTTTCGTCTTCCGTGGCCAGCGTGATGACATCGGATGGCTGGTGACGGCGCGCTGTTGGCGGCAACGTGAAGCTGATGTCGTAGCGCTCCAGCCAGTAAAGATAGAGCAATGCCTGAGCAATCCCTGCCGCCTCATGAGCGCTCATCACGATAGGCAGCTCGATCACCCGGACATTGGCGAGATCACCGTCGTGGCGCTCGGCGTATTGCTCAGAAATATCGTATTCACGCGCAAAATCGGAATACTTGACCGATACTTTCACCGGCAATTGCGAATCGGTTTCGCGCACGCGCGTCAGGATCGCGCTGCTTGAGTCCTCGATGACCAGATCGGACGCATGCCATGTCGCCAGTGAGGCGCCGCCGCGCGGCCTGAATCTGATTTTGTAGCCATCCTGGAACACATCGAACGGATAGAACGCCTGCAACTGCTCTATCGGCGCGCGCAACTGGCTGACCGAACCGACGGTGTAGCCGGTGATTTCCTTGTCCAGCTCGCTGACATCAATGTCCGACGGATCAAGAAAACGACTCAGCGCGCATTCCGCCGCCACAATATCTCGGACGTTCGCTGGCGAGCCTTCGGAAACATGATCGAGGTCGGCGATAAATATCGTGTTTCCCGCTGGATTGACGACCAGGCCAAAAACAAGATTGCCGTCCATCCAGATTGTCGATTGACCGGATCGCTCGTTGATGTCCATTCCGGCATGGAGCGGCGTTCTCGAATCTTCGACCAACACCCCGGACACATCGACGTTCCATGCCAACAAGGTGTAGAAATAGACGACGTAGCGCATAAAATAGCTATCGAAGGTGCAGACGCGGTTGGCTGTAAACCATGCCCACTGTCCGTTTCCCGGCCCGAATGCGCCGGCGATCTCCCCCCCCTGGAGCGGCGAATACACCGTGCCACGACTGATCAGCGTTCCATCGTTTTCGATGAAATACCAGCGGTCGTCAGTCGAGATGACAAAAAGCCCGATGCCACGGACATCGATGGCAACCGATTTCGGATACCAGGACGACGACAGGCCATCGGAAATACGGGCGGCAATGATGCCGGAATCGATCCGGCTGCCGACAAGCTCCATGCCGGACGAGTGCAAGACCAGCGACCCGAACGCAATCGTGCCGGACCCCCATCCGTGATAGTCCTTTGATGACACGTGCTTGGCGTAGTAGGCAAGATCGTTGATCATTCCTATCGTTGCCCAGGCGCCGGATTCAAGGTTGTCCGCCATCAGCGGCGGCGCAGCCAACGGCTTGTAAACCGCATCGACAACCGCCATCCCGCCGGGAAGAACGCGATGCGTCAGGCCGCTACCATCGATTTGCTGGATTTCGATCAGGCCATCGACAACGCCGATCATTCTTGGCGGAACCGAGCCCCACCCTGTCCAGTTGTAAGCCGCCTCAATAATTTGCGGGCTGTGCGTGACAGAGGTCAGCACCTCGACCTTGATCTGCATGCCGACAATGGTGTTTCCGTAGTCGGCAAGCGGAAAATCGTTGAAAACGATGTAGCAGAGGCCGCGATAAGCTGGCGTGTTTGGGATGCCGAGAGCCGCCTGCATGCGCGGGTCGGGCTCTTGGGTGTCGGTGCCGAGATAAGCGGTGAAATAGGCACCGCGCTGCGTCGATTCGATAAGGGTCGGAATGCTTCCCGTCACCCCGTTGTAAAACAATTTGCCGCCGATCCAGATGCGCCTGATCGCTGCGACAGGCCCCAGGCAGACACCCAGCGCGAAGGTTCCGTAATAGCTGTATTCTGTGAAGCTGCCCTTGCTGCCGCCGCCCTTGCCGCCGGTTTTTTTCTTGGTGGCGACTTCCTTGATCTGGTTGTTTTCGATCCAGAACACATTGCCGAACACCGCATCCTTGCCATACAGGCGCGGAATCGGCACGCCGTAGGACGATGTTTGCTGCTTGAGGTCGGTCAGGCGCGGGCCTTGCGTGTTCGGCCCTTTCGGCGGGTCAAGATAGCCGCCGACCATGCCGCCGATCTGCGCACCGACAATGAAGCCGACCGGCGTGAAGGCGCCAATGACGCCGCCAACGGCCATCCCAAGGGCTTGACCGACGCTGCTCACAGCAGACTCCAGTCAAATTCATAGACCCGCAGGATGCGGTTATGCCATTGCCGGTCGATGCGGTGTTCGCAGACCTTGCCGATGGTTTCGTAGGCGTGAATGATGGTTTCTCCGGCAAAAAGCGCGACGTGCTGCGGCTCTTTTTCAAAGCGCATGACCAGCACATCGCCAGCCTGCTGCGGACGACTGGCGCGACGCAGGAATGGCTGGCGCTCGATCATGTCGATCAGCAATCCGCCCAGCGGCTGACGCGAATAGACATCGAGATCGATGACGTCGACGCCGTGCTGGCGCAGCGACCAGCTCAACAGTCCGGCGCAGTCGAGGCCATTCAGATCGCGCCCCTGATGCTTGAACGGCGTGCCGATGGCGCTGCGCGCGGTGGCGATCAGGATTTCCGGCGTCACGAGACACCGCCGATCTGTGCATACTGGCTGCTGGTCGGCATATCCCAGAAGGCGAGCGCGTTTTCGACGTTGTTCCACGCCTGGCAATCGACCTTGCGCTTGCGGCAGCCGGGAATCAAAATCGCCGAGTCGCCCACCTGTACGGGGTAGTAGAAATCCTCGTGCGTGGTGATCGTGCCGTCGGCAGCGGATGCCCGTACCGTCAGCGGGTTAAGCCCGGCGTTGTCGCCTGTCGTGAATTTGATCGAGCCGTTGGCGAAATAATCGACGGCGGCGCCGCTCAACGAACCGAACCGGACGACCTGACTTGACGTGACCGCTGTCACCGTGGCCGCCACCTGCAGCGCGGCCAGATTTTTTCCGCAAACCGCACCGGCAATCGCATGCTTCGGATCGTCGCCGAAGGTGTGCTGGCAAAGCGGGGTATAGGTCACGCCGACGGTTTGGTTGAGCGCGTCGGTCAGTCCCATACCTTCGATCTTGTAGCGGTTGTCGATTAGCGTCGTCTTGCCGAAACGTCCGCAGGTGACCGGCTCGTAATCCTCGACCGGAGACAGGAAATCGAAGCGGAAAATATAGACGCGCGCACCGTCGAACAGGCCGGAGGCGACCATCGCTCGGGTGATTCCGGCGGCCCCAATAAAGCCTTCGATGTCGATGGCCGATGCGGACATGTCGGACGTGGCATGCACCGACGATTGCTCATATCCCGGCGCGGCCAGATAGACACTGGCGTTGCTCATCGTTACATCAAAAGGATACGTGCAGAAGCGGAACGTCTGTCCGGACCGGCAGACGATGCGCAAGCCCCATGCCGTGGTCTCGAAAGGCGCGACGGTGGTTTTCATGGGTTGAGCAGCTCGCGCAGGATCAGCGAATCGACCGGCCGATAGCCGGGGTAATCCATGCCGACGGGCAAGGCGCTGGTGAATTCGACCGGGAAATCGAACTCGCAGCCGGCGGTTGGCGTTTCTCCCGCCTGCGGACGGGTATGGACGACGCCGCCAGAGGAGTAGGTCGAGAAGGCCGTCGAATTGATCGCCAGCGTGATCGTCGTCGCGCCGGTGGCGGTGACCAGGGCGCGCAGTCCGTTGATCTGCGTCATGCCGGCGACGGTGGAAACGTGCACGCTCATGCCAGTGACGAAGGGATGCCCGGCGCCGACATCGAGCACGGCCGAGGCAGCTTTGCTGATGGCGGTGATCGGGCGCGTCTGGTCGGCGGCGAAGGTGACGAGGCCGGTGGTAGTATCGACCGACCAGTCGGCGCTACGAATCTCGGTCGTCTGGATGGCAACACGCGTCGTGGCGGCGACCGGCTTTTTGAGTTTGCGGTAGGGGTGCCCGAGGCCGGCCAGGGCGGCTTTGTCGGTGCCATAGTATTTGACGAGCTGATAGACGCCGGCAGAAACCAGCAGCAGCGGCTGGTCGAACGGCGTTGGCGGTGACTTGCGGCCGTTGGTGCTCCACTCGTCGAAACAGCGCACGCGGAACCCGGCATATCGCCCAAAAGCGCGCTGATAGACATTGACGACCTCGTTCCACAGCGTGGCTTCATCCAGCATGACCGAGGCGTCGAAGGTACGGCGCGGAAAGCGGTGCTGCAGGGACTTGTAGCTGTCGCCACCCGCCGTTTCGACGGCGGTGACGGTGTAATCCTCCGTCCAGAGGGAGCCGTAGCGGATGAGCTGGGTGAAGCGCTCTTCAAGGAAAGCCATCAGGCGTACCTCCAGGCAGTCGCCATCGCCCCGGCCGCGCTGCGGTAGCCGGCGGCGGCGGCGCGCTTGACCTGGGCGGGGTCGGCGGCGCCGTAGAAATTCAAATGCTGAACGACCTGGTTTCCAGAGCCGCCCTGCATGGCGACCGGAATACGCCGGCCGTCCGGCAGCGGCACAAAGGCTTCCGGCGTGCGGCCTTCGCCGAACAGCGTCAGTTGCGGCGAATTGGCAATGCCGCCGCCGGCGTAAGCACGCAGGGGCAGCGGTCCGGCGCTGGTCATGATGCCGCCGTTGGCGAAACCGAATACGCCAGAAAGCCAGCTAATCCCTTTTCCGACCAGGCTATCCCCGGAAATCTGTCCGGTTTTTCCCATGTCGCCGAACAGCGCCTTGAGAGCCTGTGCCGACGCCATCTGGGCAATCATCTTCTGGAAGGTTTGCCCTAAGCTCTTTAGCATGTCGTTGGCCCCCTTGGCGAAGGGGTCGAAGAGGAAATCGGCGAAGGCGTCCTGCATGTTGCGGGCCGCCTGCTTGGCAAATTCGCTCATGTCGTCGAGCGAGTTCCTGACCTTGTCGGCGGCTTCGTCGATCTCGTTTTTCTTTTGGTCCTTGCGGATCAGCGCGTCGGAGATGTTGCCGCGCAGGCGCAGCTCGTTTTCCAGCACCTTGATCTGGTCTTCACCGGCGCCGTTTTCGCGAGCGATGGCGATGGCGTCTTCGAGCCGGGCCTGCGTGACGACGCTGATCTGGCTTTCGGTCAGGCCGTAAAGCTCGGTTTCCTCATCGATTTTCCGCACCCTGTCCTGCATTGCGACGTTTTGCAGGCGCACGGCCTCGGTCTGCTTATCGACCAGGTCGGCGAATTCCTTTTCCTTGGCGCGGGCAAGATAGATTTGGTAGTAGGCTTCGACGACGCTCTTTTGGGCGCTGCTCAGCTTGACGGCGCCACTGGCGACATCGGCCTGGTATTTGGCGTAGTCCTTTTCGGCCTTGCTGGCCTTTCCGACAGTGTCGATGTCGAGCTGCTCGACGGCGATCTTTTCGTTGAGCGACTGGATGAGTTTGGTGTAGTCGTCGACCTTGGCCGAGCCGGCGCCTTTGGCATTGCGCGGATCGGCGGCGGCGGTGAAGCCAGCGGCGCTGCGCGTGCCACCGGCGCTGCCGTAGAAACTTTCTTCAAGAGATTTCAGCGCCTTGTTCTGGACGCTGGCCGGGAACGAGGCGTAGGCTTTCTTGACCGCTTCTACCTGCGCCTGATGCGCCCGTAGGGCATCCGTCTGGACTTGCAGCTTCTGTGAGAAAAGCGGCTTGTTGGCCAGGGCATCGAGGTCGGCTTGCCACTCTTTGCCGACGGCCAGCGCACCGCTCAGATTTCCTTGGGCGACCTGTGCCGCCTGCGCGGCGGCAGCGCCGATGGTAAGCCCGATTCCCTTGATGACGCGGGCGACGCCATCGAAAGCATCGACGACGAAGCCGGCCACCTCGACCGCCTGCAGCCCCCATTCGCGGATCGACCCGTCGGCTGCCAGTTCCTTGCCGGTCCTGATCATGCCGTTGGTTTCGTCCTTGGCGCCGATCAGCGCGCGGACGAAGGTGTCGAAGGCCGGGGCGAGTTCGAGGGAAACGACCTTGTACAGCGCCTGCTTGGTGGCCTGCAGTCGGCGCAGGTCTTCTTCGTAATTTTTAGCGGCGATGGCCTGCGCTTCGGTGGTCTTGACGACCAGATCACCCGAGCCAGCCAAATCTTTCATGAAGGCCAGCATTTCGGCGCCGGACTTGCCGAACAGCGCCATGGCCAGCGCGACCTTGCCGGTGCCGTCTTCCAGCTCGGCCATCTTGTCGGCGACCAGCTTGAGGTTTTCGGCGCTGTCCTTGCCGCGCAGATCCTTCAGCTTGAGGCCGAGGTATTCGAGCGCCTTGCCGGTGCCCTTGGCGTCGTCGTCGCTGGCGTGCAGCCCTTTCGACAGCTTGTTCATGGCCGATTCGACCAGCCCCATGTCGGTCGCCGTGATCTTGGCGACGGCACCGAGGCCGGAGAGGTTTTCGACCGAAGCGCCGGTCTTGTCGGCCATTTCCTTGAGGCCGGCGGCGGCGGCGATGGCGCCGTCGAACTGGCTCTTGAGCGTGGCTAGCCCGACCCCGGCGCCGATGCCGGCCATCGCCAGGCCAATGCCCTTGAAGGCGCCGGACAGCTTGGACGAGACGCCGTCGGCGACCGAGGTGATGCGCTTGAGCTCGGTTTCGAATTGTCCGAGGCGCGCCTCGAAGTCGATCGATAGCTTGGCGATGGCCATTATTCAGCTTCCCGTTGCCAGTCGCGGATGGCGACCAGTTGATGGATGAGGAGGTCGATGTCGGTGATGCCGTAGATTTCGGCGACGACAGGCAGCAGCGCGCCGTCGATGCCGCCCATGAGGTTCCATGCGCGGATCGCCAGAGCGGTGCTTGGGTCAGGTGCGGCTGGCCGCAGCTGGGGCGGCAGCTGCCCCTGCTCCAGCCAGCCGGTCAGTTTTTTGCTGCGTCTCCACGGGCCTGCAGGTGCGCTTCGTAGCTTTTGACGAAGGCATCCAGCAGGATGGGCAGAATGTCGATGCGGTCGGCCAGCCATTCCTGGCAGGCGGCGCTGTCGAAGGCGAGCGGGTGCGGATCGCCGCCGGGGATGAGGTCGAGTTCCTTGACGCCTTCCCAGCCGATGACGAAGGGGAGCACCGCGCGGGCGGTGCTTTGCCCGGCGATTTCCATCCATTCCACGTCGGTCGGACGGCGCACCGTGAAGGTGTAGCCGGCCGCTTCGACGCGGAACTCGCGGGCGCGCTTGATCTTGTCGAGAAGCGCGCTCATCAGGCTGCGTAGTAGGTCGGAGAGCCGGACATCGAGATGGCGGCCTTGGTCGTCACCAGCTGCTGCGCCGAGCCGCCCGGCAGCAGGTTGGCGCCGACGTAGCCGGTGAAGACCATGATCTGGCCGCCGGTGCCGAAGGTGAACTTGAAGGCGCGCTTTGATTGCGCGTCATAGGCTTGCTTGAGCGCGACCAGGCCGGCATCGGAAACGTCCCAGATGTTGTCCATGTCGTAGGATGCGGCGGCCGGAAGGCCGGGAATCTGGCTCTTCTGGTTCTGGTGGATGGTGGTGGTGTCGATCATTTCGAAATTGCCACCGCTGGAGCTGAGGTTGGTGGCCGTGGTGACGCTGGTGCCGAAGGTGATCTTCTGCAGCGAACCCGAGGAGAACGTGTCGTAGGCAGTCGAATCTTCGCCTTCCAGGTTGAGCGCGGAGCCAGATGCACCGGACACCCGGAAGACACGGTCATTGACCTGCCACATGCCTTGCGAGGTGACCACGACGAAATCGCCGTTGGCCAACCCATGGGCGGAAGCGGTGACCAGGGCGGCCGGGCTGGCCTTGCTGATCGAGTTGATGACGACGGCGGCAGCCAGGGCCGACTGCATGGCGATCGCGACTTGCGACCATTTACGGGCATTTGCCATTTTTCAATCTCCAATAAAAAAACCCGCCGAAGGGCGGGTTGGTTGGGGTGGCCTGGCGGGCCGTTAAGAAACAGTGAACCAGTCGGTCTCGACGGTGGCGGCGTAGAGACCGACCTCGCCATCGAAAACGGAACTGCGGTTGATGGCCGGCTGCCACAGCGATTGCAGCGCGGCCTCGATCTGGTCGCCGGCAGCGGCGGCGGCGGTGCGTGTCGTGGCCCAGGCGCTGACGGTCAGGCGGGCAGTTTCGGCGAATTTATGGCCGGAGACGGAGAGCACCGGATCGGTGCTGGCGCGGGCATAGACGACGGCGGGCAGCGCGGCGTCTTCGGGGATCGCATCGGGATAGATGCGGTTGCCGACGAGCGCAGTCAGCCCTGCCGCGCCGGAGAGCACGGCATAGAGTTCGGTTTCGGCGGACATTGAAAAATTCTCGAAAAAGTTATTGACAATACGATCAATGAGCGTATTATTAGAACTGTGGATAGACCACAACCGCGCCTCGGGATCAGGGGCTACAGGAGAAACAAAATGACCATGACCGAAAAAATCGCAGCCTTCGCCACCGCCACCAACAACGAACTTTTCGACACCCATCCGCTCATCAACGAATGGTCAATCGACGCGGTTGAAACACATGAAACGCTGGATCACTGGATCGAATCCAGTCAATCCTGGAATGAGAAGACTTCGATGGTTCGTGGCGAAATCGCCGGCTTTCCGTTCATCGCCTGGAAGAGCGCACAACCCTTGAAAGGCGAATCTCGCCGTAGCATCAGCGTCATCGACTTCGGTGATGTCCGCTTCGCGCTCGAAACGAACCTGAGCCTTTTCGTGTGACCAATCACAGCAACCGGGGGCCGCAAGGCTCCGCTTCCAATCCTTCCCCGGCCGATATTCGCGCCGGACGCGAAGCGGCCGGCCTCTCCCAAACAGCAGCGGCGGCGCTGCTGCACACCGGCTGCCGTACCTGGCAGCAGTGGGAGGCTGGCGACCGGCGCATGCATCCGGCGTTCTGGGAGTTGTTCAACATCAAAGTTCGCTCAGCCGGGCCGATTTAGGGCTTCGATGGCCGGGATGACTTCGCGCTCGAAGACGGCAAGCGCTTCGGGCAGCTTGCTGGCGGCGGGCGTCAGGAAGGGGCGCGCGCCCATCTTGCGGGTTCCGAATTCGACGAAGCGCCAGTAGTAGGGATCGACCTTGCTGGTGGCGCCGCGCTGCGAGTCTTTTTTCTTGATGCGGACCTTGACGCCGGCGACCTTGCCGACGGTCTTGAACTTGGCGCCGGCGGCCGGGCGGATGTTGACGAAGACGCCGACGTTGCCTTCTTGCCGCGCCACTTTCGAGGTACGCACGGTCAGGCGCTTTTTCAGCAGGCCGGGCGTGCGGTAGGGCACTGGTTCCTGCAGCACCGGCGCGGCGGCGCGGGCGGCATCGAGGACGACTTTCATGGCGGCCTTGAGCGGCTTGAGCAGCGCCTTCTTCCGCAGCTTTTCCGGCAGCGCCTGCAGGGCGCGCTTCATGTCGTCGATGCCGGCGACCTTGACGGTGACGCCATCAGCGGCCATTGCGCACCCCGTTCGTGGCCATGATTTCCAGCGTGCCGATGTACGGCCCGGTACCGGGGATGAGACCGGTGATGTCGTAGGGCTGCGCCTTCCATTGCAGGCGCATGTCGTTGGTGAGGCCGGCACGGGCGCGGAGGCGGAAGCGGACGTCAACGACCTGCTGCGTCTGGTTGGCGGCGTAGAATTCGCGGCCGCGCAGCGGGATGGCTTCGGCCCAGACGGTGCAGACGTCTGTCCAGGTGACGACTTCTTCACCGATGCCGTTGCGCGTGACGCTCTTCTGCTGGAAGGTGACGCGCTGGTCGTATTTGCCGGCGCCGATCATCAGCCGGCCTCGTACAGGCGGTAGGGGTCGAGCAGGCCGGACCAGAAGCGGTCCGGGATGCTGGCGATCTGGCCGGCGATGGCGGTTTCGCGCTGGGCGTACATCGTTCCGACGGCGAGCAGCATCCATTGCTTGATGGCTTGCGGGACGGCGGCGGCGTTGCCGTAGCCGCAGACGTAGCGGCAGCGGACGGCGTTTGGCACGGCAAAGCTGGCGGGCCAGGCCTTGCCGTAGCCGGGCACGACGTAGCCGGGTTCGCTGGCGTTGTCGAGCAGGTAGTCGGCGGGGTCGAGCGTCTGTTCGATGCCGCTGGTGCTGTCGAGATACTTGATCGAGGTGACGGACTGGATGGGCGCCTTGCGCAGGACGAAGGCGGACGGGAAGGCGTCGTGCACCAGTTCCCAGGTCTGCGTCACCATGGCGCGTCCGGTTTCATGTTCGGCCTGCTCGCGGGCGGCGACGATGAGCGCGGTGATCAGCGTGTCGTCATCGGTGCCGTCGACACGGCAGTGCAGCTTGGCCGTGGCGAGGTCGAGCGGTTCGCTCGCCGGGGCAGCGATACGGATCAGGGCCATGCGGGTTCCTAGTTTGTGGTCGGGTAAGGACTGCCGAGATCAGCAGGCCGGGTTCCTGGGGCGGTGCGGATCTTCGGGCCGGGGCCGGGCGGCGCCCTGGTATAGGCGACGGCGGCGGCAGTTCCTGGATCGATGGCACTCGATCCGGTTAACGTGGCGCCGGATGCGGTGGCGTTGACATTTCCTGACGCCTGGCCGGAAGCGATGCCGCTGGTGCCGGTCAGCATAGAGCCAGTGGCGGTGCCGTGAACAATGCCGCTGCCGCCGGTGGCGCTTCCGGCGCTGATTGTGCTGCTTCCGGTCAGCGTGACCCCATTGGCCGTTCCGACTGACGTTCCCGAGGCAGCGCCGGCGGTCAAGGATGATGTCCCGGTCAGCGTCGCCCCGGCCGCCGAACCATCGGCAGCGCCGACGATAACCGTTGCCGTATCCGACCCGCCAAGCACATCGTCTGCATACCAGTTGTAGCCGATGGAATAGGTGCCGTTCGCCGCGCCGTCGAAATCGAAGGCGCCGTTCTCATAGACGAACAGCGTGCCGCTGCCTGGCGCGCTGGTAATGGCAATGCGTAACTGCTTTCCGGAATTGGCCGGGTTGACTGACTCGTCGTAGAGCAGTCCGGCCCCATTGGTTCCGCTCGCCGTTTCGCTGGCGATGGTCGCCGCCAGGATGCCGACATCGGACACCCCGAGGATTCGGCGCCCGCCGGTGGTGACGTTGAGGTTGCGCAGCATTTACGCCACCGTCAGTCGTTGATAGTAAATCCCGACGCCATCGGGTGTCCGTACCCACAGGTCAGCGGCTCCCAAAGGAGCACCAGACCCGGACAGCACTCCTGATGCGTTTGTCGTTCCGCTGCCGTGCGCCATGTCGGATGGCGCCGACCCGATGGTTCCATAATACAAGGTCCATTCAACGGCGGTATTTGATAGCAACCCGGAACCTGTATTGTTCTCCATCGCCGCCGTGGTGAAGCTACCCGTCGCATTTCCGGTGACAGAGCCGGCGGTTAGGGATGATGTCCCGGTAAGCGTGGCGCCGTTCGCCGTGCCTGCTGTGGTTCCCGTAGCAATGCCAGCGGTCAGGCTGCTGGTGCCGGTCAGGGTGGCCCCCGTAGCGGAGCCATCTACGCTGCCGCCACTCGGCGCATTGACGGTCGGGTTGTCCGCATCGTACCAGGTTTCCGTAGCCGACCCGCCAACGGCGGTTAGTGTCACCCCGTTAATGTCATCAACTAGCCCGTCGCCAGCTTGCGTAACAAGCGGCCAGTAAAACCGCTTGGTTGCGCCGGTTCCAATGTCTTGGGGATTCGTACCGGCCAGTAGATTGGTGCGGTCGGTATCAGTGAGCTTGTAGCCGAACCAGATTGCAAGGTGAGCGATGCGGATATTTGCCTGAGTATCGTCCGTCCCGCCGCTCCAGATAACATTATCTCTGCGCAAGACATAGAAATCATCGAGGGTGCTTACCAGTGGATTCGTGACATCTTTATCGGCAGTGTTTTGCGTCGTTCCCCAAGCGGAAGCGGCATCAAGAGTTGAGGCTGTAGTATCTAGCCATGCGGACATGGGGAACCAATTATTCCGGTTCGCTCCTTGCCACCAATAGATTCCAGGGTCAGTGTCTGATCCGTGTATAACCTCGGTTCCGCCCTCAGCAACACGCAATGCCACGCCATCGCTGCCGCCTGTGGTCAGTTGAATGCCCGGTACTCGCCCTGCGCCGTCGTTTGAGTCCAGGTGGATAATCGAACAGTACGCCGAATTGTCTGCGGTGCTTTTTGCCCAGGCAAAAATACTGATCTGCGTAACGCTTGACGGAATTCCACTTACGCCAAGGGCGCGAAGATAATGGCAGGTTGATGCGGATATGCTCACGTAAGCCTCCAGAAGAAAGGCCACGGCAATGGCGTGTCAAGATAATTCCCGCCGCCGCACAGCATGACCAGTTCAGAGTTATTAATGTCGTAAGGCGACGCGACGCTGTAAGAATTGGCCGCAAACTCCTGCGGGAAACTAACCACCGTCCAATCTCCGGTGTATCCGAGTCGGCGCCAGAATGCGTAGGTCGGGTAGCCGAACGTGCCGCCCGTGTGGTGCATCGCTCCCCAAAACAGCAGCCCGCCCTTGAACGGCACAAGGAACTGCGCCATGCGAACCTCGCCGTTCGTCCCGGAATCTGGCTCTCCGAACTGCGACGGCGGGTAGCGATCCCTGGAATTCAGCACCGGGAAAGTGCCGACAAGAGGAATCCGGTTGCCGACTGGGTAGAACGGAATCTTCAATCCGTCAGAATTGACCGGCGTGGCGCGAGTCTCAAAGCACCATAGATACCCGGTGTGCGGATCGACCGCATATAGCTTGCCGTCGACCGGATTCAGCCAGGCCGCCTTGTGTTCATGGTTAAGTGCCAGCGAAGTGATCCAGCGACCGGCAACGTTGTCGTAATGTCCGAACTTCGGCTTGCTTCCATCTGCGACGACCGCCGCTTCATTGACCGGCTCCGGGCCTGATGTGAAATATGTGCGACTGGTTTCCGGCGACACCCACGTTGCCAGATTGAAGAACTGGACTTGCTGATTGACAAAATCGAATTTCGCCAGAGCCGGCGATCCGGTATTGTAGAAACGCCAAACGCAGCCCGTAGTCGGGTCGAAATACCCGTTGCGCGAAGCCGCGTTTCCTGCCGTCCAGACATCGGGGAACCACGTACTGCCGTTGTCCTGCGTCCACCCGCCGGTGTTGTCCGGGCCGAAATGCGACGGGAAGGTATTAGTGATTGGATCGAAGATGTAATACTTCGCCAAAATATCCCAACCATCAGCGAACGCGGCGTTGCGCTGGGCCGTTGTCCCCACCTGATCGGCGGCACCATACATCGCGCGCAGATAGACGTTCCAGAACAAGTCCTCACCGTCGCCGCCGCGCTGCCAAACGAACTTTCCGCGCGCAGCCACCCATGCCGAATCAGTCGGTACATGGAACCAGTAGCCATCGTCGGCACAGGCCGGGCGAATGGTCCCCGTCGTCACGCCAAGCGGGCTGGTTTCTCCCAATACCTCGGCAAAGGTGTAATCATCAGGCTCGTTTCCTGAAAACTCCAACGATGCCATGCACTGACTTGTCGAGCCTCCGCAGTCTCCAGCGAAGTAGTAATGCTTTCCGTTCGCCGGGTTGCGGGCAAAGTTGCAGTGCTTGGTATTGGCAAGCTGATAGACGCCTGCTGCCGGCGACGAAAAGGTGAAATTCTGAATCCGGTAGTCGTAACGCGTGAAGGCCATAGCTGGCAGGTCTTCGCCGGCATCGACCTTGATCCGCTTGAGGTTCATGGCGCCAGCCTGATAGCCAGGATCGCCCGTCCCGGTGGCGTTGTCCTGCAAGATCAGATAGCCGTTAAAAAAGTGCATGACCTGACGATCCAAGATGTTCCACACCGCGCCATCGGCCCATGCTGAAAGACCGGAATGGGTGATTTGTGTCCAGGTCATCAGGTGATCGAAGTCGGACACATACAGACGGGGAATTCCAGACGGCACAGCAACCAGCCAGAACACGCGCCGGCTGTTCTTGTCGACACAGAAAGTCAGCGGATCGCTGGCCGAGCCGACCCCATCGAACGGCTGTCCAGTTCCTCCGCCTGGGAGGCTGGCCGTCAGATCGACGATCCTGGCAGAACCTGTGCCGAAGTCCTCTGAATACAGGAACAGTCCAATCCCGGCGCGACCAGTAAGACCTTGCCGCAGCATCAGGTACTTGCGGATTTCCAGATGGCGAATCAGCCAGCCGTTTCCGCTATGCCCATCGGCGCCGCCAAGCCCTGCCAATGCGGCGGTCGCCCCGGAACTGACCATGCTCGCCTGCACAGTAAGGCCAGTGACCGGATTCCAGCGCAGCACGTTCATGCTGTTGCTGATCGAGTTGAACAGCAGTAGCGACTGATCGAAATTGTTCCAGTCAGCGATACCTGACGTACCCATGCCATAGGCGGCGTCGGTAAATGGGTAGCCGCTGGAAGGAAGCGAGGTGATCTCGGAACTCAACTGGCTGAACAGCGTCTTGTACTTGCCGGCTGTCCAGTCGAAATACACCAGCCCATTGCGGCGCGTGCCGCTGGAGTAATTGTCCGATGGCTGTGTCGCCGAGCATTGCAGCACGCCGTCGGTGATGACATAAGCGCCATTCGGATAGCTGGTCTGTACCGCGTGAGCCAGGATCGAACACACATCGGTGTACGGTGTCCACGAACTCATCGTCCAGTCGTGGCCCCAGAACGGTTGCCAATTGGCCGCTTCGGTCTGGTCGTCATAGCCGACAATGCTTTCGGCAGGGAACGACACCTTGTAGATGTATCCGCTCATGCCTGCCGCGTAACCGGAGTTTGGCCCGCGCGGCGGCGAGTTCGGCTGGTGGCTGATCTGTGTCGTTACCTGCGTGCCATCTGCTGCCCGCGTTGGCACGGTGATCCGGTCAATCTCGTTGCCGCGATAGCCCGAGTGCAGACTGCCAGCGATGAATAGCTGGTTCCACCCGCCACGCAGAAGGATGTTGTACCCGCGCAAGGGGATGCCGCTTACCGTCTGCGGCGTCAGACCTTCGACATAAGTTTGCGCCCCGGTGGCATTTGGCGAGTAGGTTGCCGAATCCTGCGGGGAGCTGGTGCTTATGACCTTTCGGCTGTGCGAGGCAACAGTGAGCTGTTGCCAGACTCCGGCCGGACCGTTGCGAAAGCGTCCAGCCGACAGGCCACCCCCGGCAGCAACGGCATAAAACTCGCCCACGTCGATTCCTGCTTACTGCGGCGTGCCGACGTGCAGGGTGCTGGCGTTCAGCGTGAAGGTTCCCGCCGTCGTCGTCACCGTGCTGCCGAAATCGTTCTGGAAGACCAGCGGCGAAGTGCTGGCGGTGCCGGTCGATTTGTAGCAGACGGCGCGCGTAGCCGATAGCGTGGAGGTGGTCCACGTAGTTGTCGGGAAGACGATGGTGATGCGGTGATTGGTCGTGTCCTTGGTGAAGGTCGGCACGACGGTATTGCCGCCGGAGGTGTAGCCGGTGCCGGTGATCTCGTTCGCCGAAACGTCCGACCAGCGAGTATGCGTGGTCTGGTTCGGCGTGTAGCCCGTGACCAGCGCGCACTTGAAGGTATCGGTCTTGACGATTGATCCGGCAAAGGTATCGTCAAGGAAGCTGTCGTAAGCGAAGCTGGCGGCCTGGGCGCCGAACGCGGCGACGGCCATGATGATGGCCAGGATATTACGGATTGATTTCATGATTATTCCTTTTCCACCTTTCGGCGGCGCTGTGTTTTTGACGGTTTTTCCGGGTCGACCGCAGCAGGGGTAGCGTCGACGGACACGGCCCAGCCTTCGCGTTGTGATACTTCGGCCAGTTCCTGGTCGTCGGTCTCGAATTCTTCACCTTCGGCGAACGTGACGGGTTGCACGCCACGCAGGAAGTAGGTGAATTCCTGTCGTGCTTTCAGGCGCATGGCGCTCTCCAATGAAAAACGGCCCCCGGAGGGGCCGTTTCATGGCTGATCTGGTCGATCAGGACGCGGCGATCTTGAGCAGCTTGATCGCCTGGGTGTTGCGCAGCTTGCCGCCGACGCGCTTGCGGACGTAGAACTTGACGAAGCCGGGCGCCGTGATTTCGTCGCGGGTCATGCGCATGCCGACGCGGTCGGCGATCAGGTAGCCTTCCTTGAAGTCGCCGAAGGCGAGCGGGAAGGCACCGGCGCCGACGGCCGGCATGTCTTCGGCTTCGACCACCGGGTAGCCCATGAAGGTGTCCGGCTGGCCGGCGGAGAGGCCCGGCTGCCACATGTAGGCGTTGGTGGTGGCTTCCTTGTACTTGCGGATCGCGGAGAGCACCAGCTTGTTGGTCACCCACACGGCGTTGCGGCGGTAGCGCGAGCGCAGCGCGTAGACCAGATCGTAGAAGGTGTCCGGCGTGGTCGGAAGCGCAGCGGCCTGGCCAGAGGCGACGTATTGCAGGGTGCCGAAGGCACGGCTGGCGTCGGCCGTGGATACCGGGGTGGGGCCGGCCAGGAAGCCGGTGGGCTTCTTGGTGCCGTTGCCGGAGACGAATGCGGCGCCCTCGCCGGCGGCGATGGCTTCGGCGGCCGAGGTGATGAGCCAGTCTTCGACGTTGAAGAAGAGATCGTCAAGCGACTCTTCCGTCGCTTGCGGCTTGGCTGAGGCCATGCCGAAGGTGGGCGCGACCTCAGCTAAATCTGGCGTGTTGGTCTGGTTGCGGGTATCGCCCTCGCCCAGCCACTCGAAAGCGCCGCCACCGACGTCGATCAGTTCCTTGTAATCCGAGGTTCCCACCTGGCGCACGGTAGCGAGCTGACGAATCGGGGAAATGTCGACCGAAAGACGGGCGATCTGGCGCTCGATCTGCTCGGGCAGCGCGAAGCCGCCTGCCGATCCGGTGGAGGTGATGACCTGCGCCGAACGGGTTTCGCGGCCTTCGGTTTTGGCCTTGGCTTCGAGGGCGCGGGCAGCCTGTGCTGCTTTCTGCTGGCGCTCGTTATCGGACGGGGCGCGCATCCAGTCGAGGAAGGCGTGACGGTATTCGGCGGATTCCTGGCTTTCGCCGTCATCCTTGCCGTTGCCGAAGGCGCCCGGGCGGGAGAGCTTGGTCTCCATCTTTTCGAGCTTGGATTTGACTTCTGTCAGGCCATTGATGTGCTCGTCCATCTTGGCCAGCTTGGCGTCGAAATCGGCGGTCGAGTTGCCGGACTTGACGGCCTCGATGCGGGCGTCGTTGGTCTTTTTGTACTCTTCGAAAGCGGTGCCGATCTTGTCGATGGCATCGGCGACGGACTTGATGCTCGGCTCATCGCGCTTTTCGTAGAACTGGAGGGTGCCGGCCTTGGATTGGAAGGCGGCGAAGTGGGTGGCCATCATGGCCGCGATGATTTGCTTCATGGTTCGATCCTTTTCAGGTGGAGGACTTGATGGATTCAAGCAGGCGATGGGCCGCTTTGATTGCTGCGCTGGTCGATCCGGCGGACTCACTCCGCGTTTCACCCATGCGCATGACGCGCGACACGATGGCCGTGGCGTCGGTTTTGCTGAATCCGGCCTCACGCAGGATTCGTTCAGCATCTTTCGGGGTCGCCAGATCGTCCGGCGAGGCCTTGACGTTGGTGATGCGCGCTTTTTCATTGGCCGGGAAGGTTACCAGGGAGACTTCCCAGAGGTCGACTTCGGTCAGCGTGCGAATATCGGTTTCGGTGTCATAGCTCCACTGCTTCGACATGAAGCCAATCGACAAGCCGTTCAGCGCACCCGCCTTGAGCAGGGCGTGCGCTTCCTTGCCGCGCATCGTTTCGAGGACGAGCTGGCCCTTGATGTAGAGGCCTTTGGCGTCTTCCTTCATTTCCGTCCACACGCCAATCGGTTCGTCGGACTCGTGCTGCCAAAGCATTGCTGGCATAGTGCCGGCGGCCTTGTGGTCGGCGAGCGAGGCGGCGAATGCACCCTTGGCGATGATGTCGTCCCAGTTGTCGCGGACGCCGAAGACGGAGCCGTAGCCTTCGATGGTTCCGTCGTCGCCGGTTGCCTTGAGCGAGAGCGTGAAGGCGCGGGTTTCGCGGCGGCCAGGCTCAGATGATTTGCGTTCGAGCGGCCGGACGACCTTGCGTTCAGTTTGCCGGTGGTTCTTCATTGCTTGGGTCTCCTGCAGGGTCGCCGGTGGTCATGTTCATGGGGGTGAGTGGCTCGTCGAGGCCTGGCAGCGGGTCTTTGCCTTCTTCGTCGCGCAGTTCGTTGCGGGTGTAGATGCCCATCTCGGCCATGTTCCGCGCCCATTGGGCACGGTCCTTCATACTGCCGGCGGTCAGGTAGCGGGTGTCGAACTTGGCGAACAGCGGGCCGCTGCCATCGAGCAGCATTTCGTCGATGCGGTCGCGCCAGGCTTTGTGCCAGGGGGCCAGGGTGTGCTTGAGGTGGGCGGCGAAGAAGGCTTCCGAGCTGGCGAAGGTGGCTGCCTTGTCGCTGTGCCCGACCATGATCGGGAAGACGTTGAAGGCGCGGCAGATTTCTTCGACCTGCAGGCGCCGGGTTTCGACGTGCTGGGCATCGACGCCGGTAATGCCGGTTCCGGTCCATTTGGCGTTGCGGTCGAGCACGAGCGGTGCGCCGGTCTTGTCTGGCCCGCTGCGGTTCTTGAGCCAGCCGGTCAGGCGGTCATGCTGTTCCTGGTTGAGCGTGCCTTCGACGCTGTAGACGCCGGACGGGCGCAGGCCGTTGGCGTGGATGCTGGCCTGGCTTTTTTCGGTGGCGATTGACAGGCCGATGGCAGTTTGTGCCAGTTTGATGACATCGAGCGTGCCGACCCAGTCCCACTGCAGCCCATTGATGACAAAAACATCATCCGGGCCGAACTCGCCGATCATCCCGAATTCGTCCCAGCAGCGGTAGCGGACTTCATAGCGCGAGACTTTGCGCACATCCCAGCGGCCGGGCTGTACCGGGATCAGCTCGCGCACGCGCCGATTATCGCCGCGCACCTTTAGCGACAGGCCAGCGCCGGTCAGGGCGGCATGCAGCGTCATCTGCCGGCGCCATTCGAACGCGGTCTGCCATTCGTTCGGCCGGCGCGAGAGCAGCCGGTATTCCGGGATGTTGACGGCGCGTTCGTTGGTTCCGTCCGACTTCTCGCGGTAGATGTGCAGGTCGGGCGTGGCGCAGCCGTCAGCGATGACGCGAACACAATCGAGGACGGTGGCAACCTGCAGCGCGGTGCGGGCCGTGACGTGAACGCCAGCGACCGACGCGCCGGTGCCGCCGTCGATCATCGCTGCTACCTGGTCGTAGGTAAGCTGGGCCGCCTTGCGCCCGAAAATGCGGTCGAATAATTTCACGCGGTTTCCGTTTCCCAGAATGACTGGCCGGTGTCTTCGAAGGCGGCCAGCGCCCGGTTCATGGCGACGATGGTGGCAACGGCGGCGTCGATCTTGTTGCTGGCGCGCGATTTGCGCGGGAAGATGTTTTCGTTGCGGTCTTCCTGGACTTCGACGTTGCTTAACATCCAGACGTAGGCAGGGTTGCCGTCGTGGTGGAAGCGGCCAGCGTTGACGACGGCGTCGATTTCCTTCATCGGGTCGCTGAGGTAGCGGACTTGCTGCGGGATGTCGACGACGACGAAGCCTTCGGCGGCGAGGTTGGCGCCGAGCTGGTGGCCGCCCCAGGGGTCTTTGGCGACTTCGCGGATGTGGATGGCGCCGGCGGTTTCGATGAGCTCTTCCTGGATCTGTTCGAGGTCGATCATGTTGCCGGGCGTGGCGATCAGGTGGCCGCTATGGACCCATGCCTGGTAGTGGGCGTTTTCCGGTTTGTCGACGGTGGCCTGGGGCACGTAGTTGCGGCTGAAGGCGTAGTAGTGGCGGCCGTCGTCGAGATCGCGCCAGCAAAGTTTTACGGCGCTGGCGATGTCCTGCTTGCTGGCGAGGTCGAGGCCGACGACGCAGCCGTCCCAGGCGTGGCTGGCAAGCGTCAGGCCGGGGTCACCGGACTGCTGGAGGTTGTAGAGGTTGAGCCAGGGCGAGGCGGCGGCAACCCATACGTTGAGGTGCTTGGTCTTGAAGACGTTCTGCTTGCGTGTGTCGGCGACGGCGTCGCGCTGTTGCAGCTGGAGGTATTCGGCATCGATGGAGATGCCGTAGTTGGGGTTGGCTTTCTTGAGGGCGAGTTCGCTGGTCCAGTCGTCGTCTTCGTCCATGGTGAAGACGATGCCGAAGCGCTGGTCGTTGTCGACGACGCCTTCGAGGATCTTCTGCAGTTCCACCTGGTGCAGGTAGCAGGGGCCGGAGATGTCGGCGCCGGCGGTGGTGATGACGAGGATGAGCGGCTGGCTGCGGGCGCCCATGCCGGTCTGCATGGTGTCGAAGAGTTCGCTGGTCTTGTGTTCGTGGTATTCGTCGACGATGGCGCAGCTGGGGCTGGCGCCGTCGCC